TTACTGGGTTTGCGGCTTGTAGTAGTAATACACTTCGAGGGTGTCTTCCTCTTTATTGTATACAATCTTTTCAATAATGCTTTTTAAAATTTCATTTTTGGTTACATCATCAACAGATTCAGAACTTACAATTTCATAGACATTTCTGACACGTTCCAGCATGTGGGACTCTGCAAGATCCTGATCTGATTTCTCTTCCGGAAGTTCTGCAAGCTGCTTTTCCAACAGCTGCTGTTCTTTCTGGACCATTAACTTATTCTCTTTATATTCTTCCAGCGTATCCACACCGTTCCGGTAAGCCTCCTTAATTCGTTCCAGTTTCCCATCAATCTGTTTTAATTGCTCAAGCAATACTGCAGATAGATCGACAGTAGTCTCATCCTGTGGCTTGATATAGCGGAAGGAGAGTTGCTGACTGTCAAGAACATCTTTGAGTGACTGCAGCACAGCAGGTGCCAGTTTCAGAGAACTGATGGAATTCTTTGCAAGGCATTTTCCTTTGGAATATCCATAACAAGTGAAATAGCAGTAGGTCCGTTTCCCACTGACTGTTTTCTTGGCAATCATTGTTCTGCCGCAGGCAGGGCATTTTACAAGGCCTGAGAGCCAGTGCTTGTAGGTAGACGATGGGCGGCTGCCTCTTGGCTTATATTCCATGTTGCGCCGTGCAGAAGCCTTGTCAAAGAGTTCTTTTGAGATAATAGACGGCTGTTGGCCGTCTACAATGATCCATTCGTCCTTAGGGCGGATTTCATTCGTTTCATTTACTGTCCGGTTCCACCGGATCATGCCACAGTAGGTAGGATTCTCCAAGATGTACTCAACAGATCTCCGCTCAAAGTTCTTCCCATGTGAGGTCTTGAATCCACACAGATTGAGATAACGGGCAATGTCGAAGATTCCCATGCCTTCCTCTGCATACTTCCGGAAGATGATCCGGACAATTTCAGCTTCGTCTTCTATGATCACTGGCGGCTTTCCACGTTCAGTGATCCGGTATCCAAGAGGGGGACGTGCCTGGTAGCCGCCACGCTTTGCCTTTTCTGTCATTCCTCTAGTTACTTCACCTGAGAGCCGGACAGAGTAGTATTCGTCCATCCATTCAATGATACGCTCGATTAGACTGCCGAAAGGACCGTCCACCAGTGGCTCAGATACACTGATCACATCTACATTGTGCTTCTTTTTGAGCAATGACTTGTAGACAATACTTTCCTCCTGATTCCGGGCAAATCGGCTGAACTTCCATACCAAGATAGCATCCACAGGATGATCTGACGATTTGGCCATTGCAATCATCTTCTGAAATTCCGGACGTTTCTCTGCTTTACGACCGGAGACACCAAGTTCATAGAAGATCTTGGAGATGATGATTCCATTCTTGTGGGCGAAGTCTTTTAAGAGCTTTGCCTGAGAGTCCGGGGAGAGTTCTTCCTGCTTATCTGTAGACACTCTGACATAACCATATCCATATTTAGTTTCCATTTACATCACCTCGGTTGAGTTTATTCCGGCAAGAGCCGGAAGATGAGTATAAAAATAACAGCCAGCGAGGAACAAGTGTTCCGCTTGCGTGGCTGCACCGAAGATGATACAATATTCTTTGGTAAGACAGTATCTCTTCGGAGTTACTAAAGCACATTGGCGTGTGCTTCCCCAGTTGACCGTTCCTGTTGGCGCAGGAGCGGTTTTTATTTAAGATATAAAACCATCATCTTTTATCTGGAATATCTTTTTGTGTAGTGTTATCGTTGTCTTGAAACTTCTGGCCATCAAGAAGAACAGAACTCCGAATATAATAAAGAAAGCACCGATTCCAACAGATGTTGAGAGTCCGGCAAGTCCGAAAGCCAGTAAAACAACTGACATGATCATGGCGATTACACGGCACAATGAGAATGTAGAAATTTTTGTGCGTTTTCCATTTGCTTTTATGATTGCATCTCTGTCCTGATCAAGTACACATCCAGTTTGAACAAGCGAAATGTATTTTTTCTTCTCACTTGATGTCAGCACTTTCTCAAGCTTAGATGGAATCCGTACCTCAGGGATTTCTGCGGCAGATCCACTGAAAGAACTGTTGGAAGATGAACGCGATCCATTTCCACCGATCCCACGATATACATCACCGACTCCCAAGGTTGTCTTGTTATAGACTTTATTGTATGCTGCCTTCTTCGGATCCTTTATCCACCCGACACCTTTCTGTCCGTATCCAGGAGACACGGATTTCTTAACAGCTCTTTTTACTTTTCCAGTTGTCTGAGCCTTAACGCTTTTCTTCAAGCTCGGTGTTCTCATTCCTACTTTCATTGTTATCACCTTTTCCTTCATGTAGGCATTGCAGCGTTTTGCAGATTGCCTGAATATCATCGTCTGATAGTTCGTCAAAATTGTTCAACTGGTTCTGTATCGAACTGATCAGCATATCTTTTACAGTAGATTTTTCAGTATTACTTGTCTTTTGGAAGAAAATTGCTGTGATTGTACTAGTCAGAGAGCCAATCAGACCGATTCCAACAAGCATCAGCACAGTTGCTATGATTCTTCCTGGGATTGTTGTTGGTGAGATATCTCCATATCCAACAGTTGTTGCTGTGACAAAGCTCCACCAAAAGCCATCTGAAAAGCTCATACCTTCCGCAAAATGGATGGATATTCCGCCGATTGCGATGCAGATCAGCGTTGCTCCGACCATGTACTTGAAACCATTCAAGTCAAAGAAGAACTTTATATGCTTGTAGAGCCTTGCAAATCGTGCAGATGCTTTTGCTAGCTTCAAGAGTTTTAGCATCTTGAATATTTTGAATACCCTAAAAACTTTGAACAAAGAGTTGAATGGAATAATTGCGATCAGATCCAGTATGTTATTCCGAAAAAACTCTTTTTTATTTTTAGCAATCAGCAATCGTAACGCATAGTCTGCAATAAATATTGTGTTGATTGCAAAGTCAATGTCGCGCTGAATTGCAGAACATCCAGCTGTCATGTCACAGATTGCAAAGTAGACAGCTACGATTGCAAGTACGCTGAAAAGGAGATCATACAGAACAGAAAGTCGTTCTTTGTGTTTCATAAAACAAATTCTCCTGATTTCATTTAATATAATAAGCAACCCATCTCTATGCAAGAACAAATGTTCGATAAACCATTGATTTATAAATACAAATGTCGTATGATGAAATCAAGGAATTTCGAAAAGTGTTCTTGCTGGGAACGGAGGGATCCATAATGAATTATAAAAAACTCATAATAAAAATGCTTGACGAATTGGACGACACACGATTAAAAAATGTATATTTTTTCATTCGCGGAATCTTAGGACTGAAATAAATCAGTCCTTTTTTATTTGTATAGAGTCCAAAAAGTCTTCTAATACTTTCCATCCAGTTTCGTCAAGAGCCGCCAATCCGGAAACAAGTCTCTTTTTAAAAGAATCATCTTCCTCAGTCATGAGCTGTCCGACAAACTGTGCGATTTCATCAGAGTAGGACAGTTTCACAAACATATCACCCTCTCCAGTACGGAGCCAATTTTCGTTGACATTATATTTTGTACATATAAGAGAAATAACTGCATCACTTGGAGCATTTTTTCCAACTTCATAAGCACTAATGTTACCTCTTGCGATTCCAATACCATCAGCGAATTCTTGCTGAGTCATATCTAGTTCTTTTCTTATTTTTTTTAGGCGTTTATACATTTTCTCACCTCTTTTCTTGATATTGATTATACAACATGGCAGGAAAAAATGCAATATAAAATGTTGGTAAATTGCAAAATGTTGGATAATAGCAAAAAAGAGATTGACAAAAGTGATTAACCAACATATAATTGGCATATACCAACAAAACAGCAGACACAGAAAGGAGTAAGAAATGTCAGAGAAAGAAAAACAGATTATCAAGACACTTGCCGATAAGTTACCAGCAATGAGCGAAAGAGAAAGAGGATACCTCGAAGGAACGATCGCAACTGCGGCGGCAATGAGCAGCAAGAAAGAGGAGTTGGAGAAAGATGGTCCTGAGAAGAAGGTGGGGTGAGAAGAGATGGGTAATTGGATTATGGTTGGGCTCGTTTGGATAGCTGCAGTTATCGGATGCATTGTAATGAAAAAGATACAACCGGAAACATTCTGGCTGTATCTAATATATGCTCTTTGTATATGCATGGCAGTCACAATGATTGCAATAGCTCAGCTATCTGCGGCCTAAGCTGTTCAAGCTGGGAAGCAGCAGATTCTAAATCACCATTATGTATTGATGCGTTAATAGAAATGAGAGCATCAGCAATATGAGATGGAGAATAAGTGAGTGCTAAGAAATAATATTCGCCATAATTGCCTTCTGTTTCGGAAATCATACGATTAATACATTTGCCAGTGTAACGAAGATAATTTTCAAATATAGAACGAACATAGTAAGTTGTCTTATCTTTATGATTTTGCTCCAATTCAAGCTTTTTAACTTTTAACTGGTAGAGGTTGTTAATGATAGCTGTAGCAATTGGAGAGATTACAGCAGCAATTCCAAGAATGGCGGTAATAGTTACAGTAAAATCAAATTTCATAATTAATATACTCCTTTCTCGTACTCGGCATGGTAGTGCCTGTAAGGAAAGTATAGGAGAAGAAATAGAAAATAGCAAGAGAGGTGAGAAGAGTTGCCTGAGTTTAGTGATGTAGTCATGAATGATGGAAAACTATTGGAAGGAGAAAAAATAGGCGAACTTGTCAAATACATTATAAATAAGTTCGCCAAAGAAAATTTAACCAGAAATGAAGCAATTGAAATACTGGATAGAACAAAGGAGTGTACAGGAGATGCTGCTGTAATAAGAGAAGTAGATTAGAGATTTTCTTTACAATCAGTGTTAAAAAATTGCTGTGGACTAAGAATGCAAAACAGATTTGATAGGATCAGGAAGAAATGAAAAAATACATAGCTGTCATATTAATGAGTTCTGTTTTATTGACAGGATGCAGCTCCAAAATAACAGAAGGTGAGATTTACAAGAAAGACTATCAGCCAGAAGAAACAATTATGATAATGACTCCGATGATTCATACAAATGGAAAATCATCTTATACGACTTATATTCCGATGTTTTATCACTATCCGGACAGATGGTGCATTTGGATTAAAGCAACAGAAAAGAATGATGAGGGGGAATATGATACAGCGAAATATTACACCACAGAAGAAGTGTATGAAGAGTGTGATATTGGAGATATGTTTTCTTATGAGGAAGATAGAGATTATAAAGAAGAGCCAGTAGAGAAAAAAAGAATAAGAAATGAAAAGGGGTAGAGAGATGAAGTATTGGAAAAAGATAGCTGGGTGGGTGTTACTTATTTCTATAATTGGAATTATGGTGCTAATTCCAATGTTTGCAATAGTAGGATTCAAAACAGGAGTATTGATTTGCTTGGCAACAGTTGTCTTTACAATCGGCATAGATGTTGGAGCAAAGCTTATTTGTGATGATTCTGACCACAAAGTAAGAAATAGAAAATAGCAAGAGAGGTGAGAAGGAGTGAAAGCAAAGCTGGTACAAGTAATTAGAACTGAAACTGTAGAAGGAGATGGAAAAAAAGAAAGTCCAGTACATAGCGTGGAAAGATACTGGACTTTGGAGGGAGAACTCTTGGCTGAAAAGGTATATATGGGAAAGCAACAAGTACAAGCCATAACACATAGAATGAATCAAAGCATCGGAGGTGATGCCAGTGACGATAAAGAGCATAGTGGTAATTGATGGAGAAAAGATAGAAATCAAAGACCTGGAAGATAAGGATGCATTTGCAGACAGAGTAAATCGTCTGGCACTTCTATTAAGAAACTACGAAGAGGAAACCGCTTAGGCGGTGGAAAGAAGGACAAGCATGGAGGATTGTTGCTACTGTCAGCATAGAAATAATCGTATGGAACGCAGTCGATGTTATCCGTGTGCATCATACAAGAAGGAAGGAGGGCGCAGCGGATGTATATCATTACAGCAAAACACAAGGGAAATAAAATCACAAGAAAAGCATTCAGTGACACTCAGGCATCTGCGATCATAAATCGGCTGTTGCGTGAGGGATGCACCGAAATAGGAATAAAAGAAGAAAACCATACAGAAGGTGAGAAATGAGCCAGAAACGAGGAAGAAGGGAGAAAGACCACATATGGATTATCAGATGGACGAAAACACAGGAACTGGGCTGTTGCTCTGGGACATGGGAAGAGGCGAACGAGTACGCCAGGAAGAAGAACAAAGGAGAATACATCATATTAGAATGAGCCTTTGGAGAACAAGGCTTATCACAGGCGTTGGAATGCTTGTTGGACTCTTCTATGCTTCCGGAGCAGCAATTACATATTCTATATCGGTCAAAGCACCGGAGTCAACGCTGGAGCGCGTCCTGATCGGACTGGCTGTATCAGCAAGCTTCTACGCGCTGAATTCGATCGCAAGGACACTGGAAAAACAGATAAAAAAATAACACTTCCGGAGGTAACGGAAGTGTTGAATGCAAGACTTTTGTCTCGCAGATATTAAAGACATTATTATCTTAACATCTGTGGGGCAGGAAGTCAAGAAAAACGGGGGTTCTGCCCCATTTTAATACTCGATTAAGATATTAAAGATAGAGGTATACGATGGCAACGAAGAGAGTAACACACACCTTCCGGAAAGGAGACATCCTGGAGGTGAAGGAATACCATGATGGCAGGTATGGAGCAAGGGGACTGCCAAGAGAAAAGAAGAGAAAGCCGACACCGGAGCAGATGGCAGTAGTGAATGCTATGAATAAAGCAGAGACAGCCAGACACAGATTGTTGGAGTACTTTGGAAAGGGGGACTACTTCCTGACGTTGACGTACAGAGTCGAGGCAAGACCTCCGGACATGGCGAAAGCAAAGAAGGATTTCACGAATCTGATAAGCAAGCTAAGGACAAGATACAAGAAAGAACAGATCGAATTGCGCTGGATCCGGAACATTGAGAAAGGGACCAAGGGAGCATGGCACGTTCACATGGTCATCACCGGATGCCGGGATACGATCCGCTGGGTAGAGGAATGTTGGCCACACGGTGGAATCTATGCAGAACAACTGGAGAAAAGCAAATACTACGAAGAGGATTTCTCACAGCTCGCATCCTACATCACCAAAAACGAGAAGGTGGGAGAAAAGAGGGAGGATGGAAAGAGGGACAAGACAAGACTCAGCGAATCCAGTTACAGCACTTCGCGGAACATGCCGCTGAAACCACCAAAGAAGAAAAAACTGGCAAGATGGCCAAAAGAGATCAAACAGAAGAACGGCTATTACATTGCCAAGAGCTATGAAGGAATCAATCCGGCTACAGGATTCAAATACCGGAGATATACATTGATCAGGCTGAACAGGAGGATTTGAAGAATGAAGACGGTGAAGATCTACATAGAAACCACGATCACAGGACCGGCAGCACCAAAGAGAGGAGGATATGCTGCAGCCTTAACATTTACAAGGAGAAACGGAGATATTGAAGACCGATTCCTGAAAGGAGAAGAGGAAGGAACAACTTATAACCGCAGCGTGCTTCTGGCAATGATCTATGCACTGCAAAAGCTTAAAGAACCATGCAGAGTTGTGTTCTACACGAGGAACACGTACATCAAGAATATGATACTGGCAGATAATCCGGAAAAGTGGAGACGAGCAGAGTGGAAGAAATCAGATGGAAAAGGCATACAGAATCAAGATCTGTGGAAAATGTTCTTGGAAGAGAGCACAGAACACGAAATAGAAATTGTGTATGAAAAAGACAGCGAGTATAAGGAGACGCTACAAGCGTACTTACAAGGAAAAGAGGTATAAAGATGTTTGATAAATTTGGAGAATTTGATTCTTACGAGGAAATCAACCGTGCGGCCAAAGCACAGTTGGAAGAGGGGGACTTAGAAGCGATCAAGACAATCGCAGAGGAGAACGGACTGGATCCGGAAGACGCAGAGGACTTTTGCACCGGTGCAATCGAGGAACTGACAACACCGAGTCTTGCGGCAATGGGAAAACTGGAACTGGAAGCGAAAGATCTGAGTCTGACAGGAGCACTGAGAGACTGGACGGATTTTATCGAGCAGTTATGTTTAGAGGACGAAGAGATGGCCTTTGCAGTCAGAAGAAAAGGGAAGTCATTGAAAGACTGCATGGCTCTGATCTTAAAGAATGCATTTAACGACAAAGCACAGTTGGATGACAGGATCACAAAGGCAGCAGGATTGACACCACCGTTGTATATAAGCATACCGGGAAAGGCACAGATCAAAGAGATCGTGAGGAAATATTACCTGGGTGAGAAGAAATGAGAGTATACAAAGGGTTCAATAAAAAAATTCAGGCAAAACACGGAAAAGGGACATTCCAGTACGAGAAAGGGAAGACCTACAAAGAAGAGAAAAGCAAAACAAGATCCACTGGATTCCATGCGGCGGAGTATATCCTGGATTGCCTGCAGTGGTATCCGATCGATGGAAAGAACAAATTCTTCCTGTGCGAAGCTGGCGGGAGTATAGACGAAGAAGACGGATGTTCAATGGTCGTATCTACAGAGCTGACATTAATAAGAGAGCTGACACTTATGGAGATTGCAATGGCGGCAATGGAATATATGATCATACATCCAAAGAGGGAATGGGAGAAAAGAGAAAGAGGTGCATACGCAGAAAAAGAGAGGTCAAAAGCGATCGGAGAGACAAAGATAGCGATCGCAAGGGGAAAACATCCGGAAGTGAAAGGCGAATACGGAACCGTGATTGGACTGATCGTAGAGGACGAGAAAGGCAAGCCAGTGGCAGCAGGCGTGAGGAATGTTGACGGAATACAAGCGAAAGCGCATCAGATCTATTCCATGATAGAAGAAAGAGAATGGGTGGAGGTGCAGAAATGAAACGAAAAGCGATTGAGTGCGTTGCACCGAAGAAACCGGCAGGAAAAGGACTTGCAGCCACGCTGCAGGAGTTGGGGGAAATCCTGATCCTAAACATCTATCAGGCGAAGGAACTGTTGGTGCGGTACTGTATCAACTATGAGACAGGGGAACATGAGTACTGGAAAGAGCAGCATGGTTGGAGAAAAGGCGGTATCCTGAATGCACTGAACGAGGACTGGCGAGATTGGGAATGGAGAACATATGACGATTATCCGAAATTGCAGGAGAAAGACGCCAACAGGATAAAAGAATTGATTAAACACAGAGCGTGGAACAACAGCCCATGGGAGAGAATCAACGGATTGGAACATAGCTATAACAGCGAGATTAGGGAAAGATGTGAAACAAACCGGAAAATGAAACTCATGAACCTAATGAGAAAAGTTCCAGGTCGTCCGAAGAATCTAAGAGAATGGTTCTTTGAACAGGCAGCAGGAGAGGACTACATGTTCCGGAACAGGGAAACGAAAGAATTTGCCTGCACGAACTGTGGGGAATCCAGCTGGCCGGAAGAAATCAAGCGGCAGGACGGAGAAAAGAAGATCCGGCACAATGACATGGTATTCTGTCCTTCCTGTGGAAAACTAGTGCAGGCAAAGACAAGAACAGACCATATCGAACAGAAATGGAAGAGCTGCTATCTCATCCAGCCGGTAGATGAAGATACAAGCGTGCTTCGGATCATAGAAGCAAAGATCGGATGGGACAATGGAAGACATTATGTAGAGCTTGGAGATGAAATCAGAATCTTATTGTACAAGGTCTACTCCAACAGAAAATTGAAGAAGACATACATGATCTATTACGAGGACTCCTGGGATGGATGGACAAAAGGAAACCGGAAAAATCTAAGAGCAAGAGAAGGTTACTTGTATCCGGGAGAATTTGGCCAGATATTAGACGGAACCACTTACAGCGAAGCAACAAGAGTTCTGGAGCATTTATCGAAGACGGGAATGGAACTGAACTACAACAGACTTGTGGCAGGGACGGGACAGATGAAAGGATATGCACAGAAGATCGAGTACCTGGCAAAAGGACGCTTTTGGAATTTGCTGAGAGATACGATCGGCTGTACAGACTATCCGGGATATCCGACACAATACTATGGACCACTGGACATGAGAGAGGAAAGCATTGAGGGAATGTTCAGAATCCAAGACCGTCAGAAGATCAACCGGATCCGTGATGAACATGGCGGGAACAGAATGGTACGCTGGATGCAGTATTCGGACGAGACAGGGCAGAAGATCTCGAAAGAGACGGTGCAGTGGATGATAAAAAATGAGATAGAACCAAGTGGCATCCGGGGACTGGAAAAATATATGAGTCCACAGAAGATCATGAACTACATCGAAAGGCAGAAAAAAGAACAATATGCAGGAATGACGGCAGAAGCTGTTCTTGAAGAATATAAAGACTATCTCAGTATGTGTGAAGCGTGTTGCAAAAATATGGCTGACGAGATGGTCTATCGTCCAAGAGAGCTAAAACGCAGACACGATGAAGTTGTTATAGACCAGCAGCAGATACAGATCTTGAAAGAACTGGAAAACAATGCAGAGGGAAAAGAAGCATATGCACAGGAGATGCGGCAGAAGTTTCCGGAAGCAGAAGGAATCCTGAAAGAGATCAAGAGCCGATACGAGTACGAAGATGAAGAGTATAAGATCATTGTACCGAACACGTTAGTGGATATCGTGAAAGAAGGACGTGCGCTGCATCATTGCGCCGGCAGCAGTGAACGATATTTTGACAGGATCGAGAGCAGAGAGACATATATCTGTTTCCTACGGAGGCAGGAAGCACCGCGAATCCCGTTTTACACGATCGAAGTAGAGCCGGGAGGCACAATCAGACAGCACAGAAGCTATTATGACGAAGAACCGGGAATTGAGGAAATCCGGGTATTCCTGAAAGAATGGCAGAAGGCAATCAGGAAACGTCTGACAGAGAAAGATAAGAAGTTGGCCAAGATCAGCAAGATTAAGAGAGAAGCCAATATTGCAGAGCTGGAAGAGAAAAAGAATACAAGAGTCCTTCAGGGATTGGCGGAAGATTTCCTTGAAGCAGAAGAGATAGAAAAAGAACTGGAGGCGGTTTGATGGAATTAGTACAGCATCAGGATTATGAAGAGTATAAAAAAGCAATGAACACCGTCCTGAACAGAACAGTGGAAGATTTTGTTATGACGGGATATTTGCTGAAGCAGGGAAGAGATACCGATATCTTAAAGGATTCAGGATATAGCAATGTCAATGAATTTGCGTGGGCGGAATATAAGCTTGAAGCTACACAGGTATCAAGATACATCAGGATCAATGACAGATTCTCGGAGGGTGGTTACTCTCCGAGACTGCAGGAGCATTATAAAGGATTTGGCTATGCGAAGCTGGCACTGATGCTGACCCTTCCGGAAAGCGTAGCGGAAGAGCTGACACCGGCATACAGCAAATCAGAGATCCAGGCAGTCAAAGAAGAGATAGAAAGCGAAGAGAAGATCACAGATATCGAAGTCATTTTGGAAGGCGAGAAAGAAGAACAGAAAGAACTCGACAATCTGGAAAAGGCAATCCATCAGATCTGCATGGATGAACCGGAGTTGTATCTGAAGCTGCATGAGGCAGTCAGAACAAGCGTAGGAACAGGACGGATTAAAGAAGTGTTAGCACCGGACGGGGACAAACTTTATAGCGTAAGACCACAAGGTTGTGGAAGAATTATGCTTTATCTGAATGATGAGAAGGATGAGGTCATACTGCAGGTAGTAAGACAAGGACTGAAAGAAAAGTTTGCCTGGGAGAATATTTTAAGTTATCTCGTCCTGATCACAGAAGAGGAAGACGCAAAACAGAACTGGGAGGAACTTTACGGACAGAAATATCCGGAAAAAGAACAGATTGCACCAGTGCAACCGAAGAAAGAGAAGAGAAAAGAGTCGAAGGTAGTAAAGGCGAAGCTGCCAAAACCAAAAAAACCGGAGAAACAGGAGACGGAGAAACCGATAGAGCTTCCAAACGACATTCCGGGACAGACAGAGATTGAGAAAGATTTTCCGGAAATGCTTCCGGAAGCAGGGAAAACACCGGAAATACAGAACAAAGAGGAAAATTGCACCAGTGCAATGCCGGAACCTGTGGAGATTGTGGAAAAACCTGTGGATAATTCAGAGCAGATGGAAGAAAATGCGAGAAACACAGAAGCGGGAGCCAATTCAGAACCGGTGGATAAGTCCGAAGAAGAACAGAATCCGGCCGGTAGCAGATGGGAATACATGAAGACAATGGAATCATACAAGATGGCACTATACATGGCAGCATCCGTGAAAGAGATGCCTCACATGATGTTGAACTCAGCAGAATATTGGAAGAAATGGTTAGAAGCAGAGGTGGATGAAAATGGAGAGGAACTCAGCAAGAAATAAGGTGATTATATTATGAGCATCGATTATTCAGATATGGCATTTCCGAAATTAGCCTGCAAGAAAAAAGGAAATCACATAAAAAAGAGCATCCTCAAGAGTAGAAAGGGGGTCTGCTACCTCTGCTCGATACTCTATGACGATCCCTCCAAGAAGTACACAGAGGAACATCACATCATGTTCGGATCCGGACAGCGTGAACTATCTGAGGCAGATGGACTCAAGGTGGATCTGTGTCGGAATCATCACAAAGAAGGACCAGAAGCAGTCCACAATAACCGAGAAATGCGGGAACTACTCTGCAGAATAGTACAGACAGAATATGAGCAGACACATACGAGAGAAGAGTGGATGGCGAGATATAAGAAAAATTATTTATAGTTACCTCCGCTGAATGGCGTGGAGATAAAAGTATGTCACAATACTGCAACATGATAACAAAGACTTCCTCCCTGGATGCGGCAGGGAGGAGAAAGGAGCAGACAAGTGCCAAAAAGACAGAAATCAACAGCTTGGAAAAGCGAATTAGCTGAGATAAATGCAAAAGCAAGACAGGAAGGAATGAGTTATGGACAGTATGTGGGATTAATGTACTGCGAAGAAAGAGATGAAATGGAAAGAAGGAGAAGATATGACAGAAAGAGACGCGAGAGATTTGGTTGATTGGCTGGATCAGGCAGAAGAGGAAACAAAAGCAACAATTGCAGAGCATGAAAGAATCGATCCTTTTTATGACGGAGTGCTTTCAACGGTCCAGACAGTCCGTGAATATATCAAGAAAATGCGTAAGGTGGATGAAACAGAAGGAGAGAAACAGATGAAAGAGATTATAACAGATAGCAAGTTTGAGCATATCGAAGAAATTAAGCCGTTTTTCTGGTGGACAGGAAGTTTGAGCATAGAGCAGGCAATCACACACTTGACAAAGCGGTACGATGAAGAGGAAGCACACAAACTGTTGGATGAAAAGTTAGAATTTGTGTCTGACTACATGAGAAATAATCACGGAGCTGTCGAGCAGTACGGAATTTACCTCATTCCGGAATTCATGCTTGGATATGATGATATAGAGATTGTGGTTGTAGCGGCATCTGAAAACGAGAGGGCTACGGTGGTATTCTCGGATATTCCGGTAGTTAAGCGAGGCAGAAAATGACAAGACAAGAGAAAGAGGATCAAGCACAGCTTGAGTGGCTGCAAAAATGGAAAGAACGACGGAAGGAAAAAAGAGACGTGAGAAAAAAGTCACTGTTTTATAAGATTCTAAGGAAACTTGGAATTATAAAGGACTACGAGGAAGACATAAGAACAAGAATGGAGATGTGCAAAAGAGCAATAAAGGCGAATGTATGTCCTGAGGATTGCGACATTTGCGCATGGGACGTGAAAGGAGGGATTGATTACAATGGTTATATTACGACCGGTAGGAACAACAGGAAACCGTCTGAAGTATCTAAGAAAAATCAGAGGACTAACAAGAAAAGAGGCAGCAGTCAAGCTAGACATGAAAGAGGAAAGACTGCAAGATCTTGAAACAGGAAGGAAAGGGCTGACGTTAGGAGAAGCAATCAAATATGCAGATACATATAATGTGTCCATAGATTATATAGCAGGGAGAAAGAAAGTTGAATATCGAAGATGCAATCAGAATCATTAAGGGGTTGGATACATCCAACAGTGAAGAAAACATCGAAGCAAAGAAAATGGCGGTTAAAGCATTAGAGGAGCAGAGACAAAAGAAAATTGAAACATGGAACGGACAAGCATCATACCCACGCTGCAAATTTTGTGGGCAGGCTCTTGATTGGAGTGATGAATAGTGAAAAGAAGTACAGACGCACGCTGGAGTCCTGCGGAAATCCAGCAGAACCAAAAAGAACATTATGCTGATATGGCAGAACATCCGCCGGATCGGAAGGCAAGCGAGAAGTTTCACCGGCCGGCATACCAGGCAGAAAAGCTGATCGAAGCGCAGGGGCAGCAGTTGTGGCATGGAGATGTAGCAGAATACTTGGCGAGAAAGTACAAGATAGGAGATGATGCCAATGGAGAAGAGACTGGAAGAGAACAACGTGAAGAATGAGAACGACCGGAAAAAAGAGTATCTGAGAGGATACAGGGTCAACAGAAGACGAATCAGCAGAATTGATGATGAGGTAAGAGAGCTCAGGGAACTTGCAGAATCTACGAAAGCAACAGACTATTCAGGTATGCCGCATGGTAGTGGAAATCAGAAAGATTTGTCAGATGAACTGGCAAGAATAGATTCACTGGAGAAAAAACTTGAGATGGAAAAGAGCAAATGTATCGAATCGTATATATCCATTGAGAATCAGATTAAGACAGTGAAGAATGAAGATGAGAACGATGTACTGTTTTACAGATATGTGAAAGGACTTCGATGGTGGGAAATTGCTGAGAAGATGGAATGTACTGAAAGATGGATACATAAGTTGCATGGAAAAGCACTGGAACATTTGAAAATACCAAAATGATTTACTACAGTTCCTTGAAGTTCAGTATAAATGTGTGAGAGAATTACAATGAGCCTAGGGCGGAAAGCTGATGGCTTGTCCTCTCTTTGCATAAAACCCAAGAAGCACCTGCATGATAATGTGTGGGCGTTTTTCTGTTGTATAATGTTGAGATTTGGGATATTATGGAAGCAAAGTTTAGCTGAACGGAGGACAAAGAAAATGCCAATCAATGTTGAAGTAAATATTAACACGAGAAATGACAATGGTGAAGAAACAAAAATTGAACGAGGTGCTATAGAAAAATTTACCCAGGACGCTTTTTCAGACGGATTATATCATGCATCTGTGAAATTTGAATGTATGCCTGCGGCAATATCACCTAACACAATTTGGATTATAATTTCTAATATTGAACAAGGAGCACATGTTGTAGAAATTGCATTTACTATTGCAAAGATTGCCAAAGAAGTAATAAACCTGTTAGAGAGATGTTCGGGATATGATAAAATAGTTGAGGTTGCTAATGAACTGATTGGAATTACGGATGAAATGACAGATATAGAACTGGAAGGAAAAATATTAGCGATATTGAATGAACAGGAAAAAAAGACAGGAAAAGAAGTTTCGGAAATTATGAAAACCATGTAATGATTAAATTCAAAGCACCCCGAAGGGTGCTTTTCTAATTTTCTGTTGAAATAAAATTTACTCTATAAAATAAAGCATGAGGTTGGAAAGACATCAGAATAATGTTATAATCTTCTCATATACCTATGAGGAGGACGAGTAAGGTGAAAAGATACATGAGCAATGTGATTAACTTTTGGAAAAAATATTGGGGGATTTTTGTTGGATTAATAATTTTTGGTAGTATAATAGCACTGTTTATTGCAAGCTTTGTATTGGATAAAAGTATTACATTGTCGGACATGAATGAGTGGGTAAGTCTAGTTGTCGGAATGGCTGCTCTTATACTTGGAATAATTTCACTTTTTCTGAGTTTCTATAATGTTGAACAATCTAATGAGGTGCAACGTGAGACTGTCGAAATTATGACAAAAGTTAAGGAAGAAATTCAATTGAAATTGAATGAATTACAATTGGACATGAATAAACAGTTTTCAGATATTAAGCATCAAAAGTATAGTGGCGAGAGTAAAGAACTTGAAAGTGTAAAGAACACATTAGATGCTAGAAAGTGGGAAAAGATAGATGAGTAAATATTTGAATAAACTAAATGTGGGAATGTTTATATGTGATAAATGCGATGAAAAGGAAGGATTTATCACAGATATAAGAGGAATAAAAGATACTCTATATTTGGATGAAAACAATAAATCTAGTTTTCTATTATTATGTGATTTTAATTTTATTGAATATGAGATACCGAAAGAAGGAGGAATGATTTCCTTTAGATTTTTTGTAAGAACACTAGGTGGATTCCCATCGTATGAGATGCCATTATTAGTTAGTGAAATGGGGTTAAAGAAGGCCTGGTGGGGTTATGGGGATATTTATCTGTTTTACCACGATTTTTACCGTAATTGGACGAAAAGCAACTCCCTTTGGACTGAGTATGAGGTTAATGCCGCTGTCGGTTTCCATCTCAGCACCTGAAGAGAGCAATGTGGTGTGTGCCATTAACCGCTTGTGCGATTTCGCCGGGTTGGATACTATAAAAGAAGAGAAAAATCATGACTTGTATAGGAAAACAGAGAATTTTGTCAGTGCAATATCCATAGATGTAAAGAAAGAATAAATATAAGTTCAGTTATAAAATAATAGGCACCCTTCGGGGTGCTTTTCTAATGCAAAAATATTTACCATAACTTGATATACATAATAATTCAACCAGCTAGGATACAGAAATTCAATGACAGACAAAGAAGCAAAAGCATTTTACAATTCATCTGCATGGAAGCAGAAGCGACTGCAGATTTTAAACCGTGATCATTATGAATGCCAAGACTGCAGGAGGAGAATCCGAGATGCAGTGGCAGCAGGCACAGCACTGACAGGAAGAGACAGGAAGATATGGAGAGCGGAAGAAGTTCACCATATTCAGGAACTGAAGAAGCATCCGGAGCTTGGATTAGAGGATGATAACTTGATCAGCTTGTGTACACAGTGTCACAACCTGAGACACGGAAGGACTCCAAGAAGATTCCAAAGAAAGAAGAAGCTTGCGAGCAAAGAAAGATGGTAGACCCCCCGGTAAATTCTCAGCGATTTTTCCTGAGTGAAGAACGGGGATGTAGCCATGACTCTGGAGAAATTTTAAAATCTCGCGTGAAAAGGGCAGGGGGGTCAAATTTCAGGATTCACTATAAGAAGGAAAGCTTTCAGATAACTTCAAAAAAGGCTTAAAAAGAGCGAAAAAAGAAGTGAAAAATTGATAAAAATGGCATGATTTGAGTGAAAAAGGTGGTGAAAAGATTGACTCAGAGGAAGAAAACACTGACACAGACGGAGATAAAAGAATCGTTAGTAAAGCAGTTGAAGTTGCGTGGAATGAACGCAGAATTCTATAAGGATTTAGTTGATGATTATGTATATTATTGGTCATTGAAAAAGAAACTGATTGCAGATATTAGGAAAAAAGGAATCCGGTATGAGACCATCAATGGGAATGGTGTCAGCGTAGAAAAAGCGAATGAATCTGTGGTCAATCTGCAGAAGACTACAGCAACCATGTTAAAGATTCTTGCAGACCTGAAACTGAAAGAACCAATTCCGGAACAGGAGCAACCGACTGATGGTTACTTGTAAGGAAATTGACGACTATCTCAAATATGCCGAAGAGCATCCGAAATGGATAAATAAAAAGAGAAAATTACTGATAGAAAACATCGTGAAGCCGACATTGAAGCGAAACGATGTTTTTTTTGACGAAAAAACATATAGGAACTGTCTACAGTACTGCAAAACAAATTACTACGAACTATTTCCATTCCAAAAGTTCATTTATGCCTTTGCATTTATGTATGTGGATGACATTCCAGTATTTTCAAAGTTCTTCATCAAGGAAGGACGTGGAAGTGGTAAAGATGGATTCATCGTGCCGCTGGTAAATTTCTTTCAGACTCCGCTCTACGGAGTGAAAAATTACCATGTTGAAATTGTGGCGAACTCAGAGAGCCAGGTTAAGGACACATTCAAGGTAGCTTATGACATGCTACATGATAATCCAAAATTCAAGGGAAAGTTTTCGGTCACAAAGGAACTTATCACGAACCTGGCAACAGGATCGGAGATGAAATACAACACTTCGAACGCAAAGACAAAGGATGGTAAGCGAACAGGATGTCTTGTCCTGAACGAAATCCATGCCTACGAGAACTATGACCAGATCAATGTATTTGAATCCTCTTTTGGTAAGGTCAAGCATTCGAGAGAGTTTATTATCACAACAGATGGCTATGTCAGAGACGGTCCGTTGGATGAAATTTCGGCAATGTGTGCAGAAATCTTGGAGACGGGAGAGAATCTGCTAGGGTACTTCCCTTTTATTTGCGAGATTGATGACATGAAGGAAGTTGATGATCCGGAGGCATGGCATAAGGCGAATCCGTCGATGGAATATATGCCGATTCTTGCGAATCAGATCATGCATGATTATCTGGAAATGAAGAAGATTCCGTCAAAGCGTGCTGAATTTATTACAAAGCGAATGGACAGATCGGCACGAAAGGAAGAGGAGACGGTCACAACATGGCAAAATGTCCTGAGAGCATGTTATGAAGGCGAGACAATGGAAGAACTGGAACGAAAGATTCCGCGGATAACATTGGACACGCGAGGACAGGCAGCAGTGATCGGTATTGACTATGCGGATGTGCGCGACTTCGCGTCTGCAGGTATTCTGACCAAGACAGATGATGGAGAATGGATATGGAGACAACACACATGGATCTGTGCAGACTCTCCGTTTATTGATTCCATTAAATTTCCATTGCGAAATGCTGGACAAGCAGAATTTGAGGACTTTGAAGTTGTTCCCGGACCAGTAATTGACGTGAATCTAATTGTTGATTGGTGCATGGAGCAGATGCGAAGCTACGAAGTTAAGAAAATCGCAATGGACACATATAGATATACCTTGTTCAAGCAAGCCTTTGAGGAAAGAGGACTCACGATTGAAGACAAGAAGAATCCGCATGGCATTGTCAGACTGATTCGAAAGATAACATCAGCCACTGGGATCATCGCACCGTTCATCCAGTCCATGTTCTCACAGGGGATGATCAACTTCGGACCATCAGCAATCATGCGGTGGTACACGAATAACACAAGCGTGAGCGAGGATAAGTTTGGAAATAAAAATTTCGGCAAGATAGAACCGAAATTGAGAAAAAATGATGGATTTATGGCCTTCGATGTGGCTATGTTCTGCAAGGATGAGCTGGAAGTTCAGATAATCTATGTTTAACAGGAGAAGGAGAAAATGTTTGATTTTTTATTCCAAGACAGGAACAAAGAAATACAGTCTTTGGCAGAAATCATTGCAGTTGACATGGAAAAGCTGAATCTTTCAAAGCTTGCCATTGAGAAAGCAATTATGATGATCGCCAAGGCAATAGCGAAGTCTGACATACTGATCCAGACGGAGAGCAAAGAAAAAAACAAGAAAGAATACAGGCTAAACGTACAGCCCAATGACCACGAATGTGGGACAGTGTTTTGGACGGAAGTGGTTAAGCAGCTGCTAACAGAACAAGAAGCTCTGATTATTCCGCTAAATGGTAAATATTACAGAGCGACATCATGGTCACACACGAATGAAGTGATGCTGAAGCGAGTTTACAAAGATGTGATGTTAAGCTGCGGAGGTGAAAATCTTACAATTTTCAGCACATTTCAATCTGATGAAGTGATTCATCTAAGATATGACAATGCAAGGATTCGATTGTACTTACAGAATGTAGTAGGGCAATTTGATAAGACGATGGATTCCATTAATGCAATGATGCAGCTGTCCAGCCAACCGAGATTCAAACTGAAGCTTGGAACGAATGCATTATCATTCAGAGAAAAGCAGGCAGATGGTACAGACAAGGTAATGACAAAAGACCAGTATGTTTTAAAAATTAAAAAACTACTGACGTCAGATGCCCTTGAAGTTTTAACAGAACAAGAAAATGCATCCGTGGAACAGCTGCAAATAAATACAGCAGTGAAAGCTGAAGAACTGGCAAAGATGGCTTTGCAGATCAATAATGAGGTAGCAAATGCTTTCGATATTCCAGAGGCTGTATTTAATGGCAATATCACAGAAAAATCAGATGCAACAAATGAATTTATCACATATGCTGTCAGTCCGGTAGCAGAAGTGATAAATGATACTTTGACAGCTTATGTTGTCGGAGAGGATGATTACTGCAGTAAAAACGAGAAAGTCATGGTATGGCTTGCACGCTTTAAACATGTTGATGTTGTAGACAGTGCAGTAAATCTTGATAAACTCAGAGGAATTGGATTCCATCTCGACGAAATCAGAGGGATGGTCGGATATCCGTTACTCAATACAGAATTCAGTACAGAGCGAGCTCTGACAAAGAATTACGGAGGGGAGGGAAGCAACAATGCGGCACAAGAAACTTGATTCATAGGAGGTGATCCAATTATCTCGGAGCTGTCCGTTAAACAGTAATAACAGGGAAAGGAAAAGAACATGGAACAGAAAAAAGTTGTGTATAGATTCCAGCAAACGGATAACGTGCATGAGATTTTCATTTTTGATGAGATTAGAAAAATTGGTCCGTTCAATTGGGATACATGGCAGTATGATGACTCTGAGACATCAGCCAAGCATTTCAAGGAACTTCTGGATGCCATTCCGGAAACAGATGAGATCAAGATCTATTTCAACAGCAATGGTGGAAGCGTAGACCAGGGGACAGCTATTTACAACATGCTTCAACAGCATGGATCCTATAAGACGGGAATTGTAATGGGCGGATGTCATTCTATCGCATTTACAATTTTGCAGGCGTGTGATAAGCGTATCATGGGACAGGGAACAACAGCCATTATTCATGATATGTGGGAGACAGTTACAGGAAATGCAGCAGATCTGAGGGCAGAAGCAGACAATCTGGATGTAGCAATGGACAGTTGTGTGGCTCTGTTCATGCAGCGGGCTACGGTTTCAGAAGAAGAGCTCCGGGAGATGATGCATAAGACTACAACCTTATCTCCACAGAAGGCTCTGGAGTATGGCTTGATTGATGAGATTGGCGTTGCGCAGAAGGTGGAAGATCCGGATATGAAACTGCAGGAGGTAATCAAAGAAAACAAGGCACTTCAGATGGAACTGAAAAGCAGAAATGAGCATCAGAAGCAGTTAGCTGAGTTCTATCAGCTGACTCATAAGAAAAAAGAAAAGACGGAAGAAAAGGATAGCACCGGTTGGGGTGCATTTTTTGGTTAGGAGGAAATGAAGAATGAGGATTGAAGATTTAAGCCAGGAAGTAAAAGACAAAGTGAAACAGCTTCTGGACAATGCACCGGCAGATCAGAAAGCAGAAGCAATTATGCAGTCAATTGAAATGATCGATGAAGCAATGCACGCCGATCTGATTAAGCAGGTAGTAGCAGAGGCAGAAAGAGCAAGTAGAGATGCAGATTACAAGAGACAGCTTGGACTCCGTAACCTGTCTCAGAAAGAAAAGAAATTCTACGAGAATTTTAAGGACATCAAGCAGGCGTTCACAGCAAACCAGATCGACATCATTCCGACAGAGATTATTGATCGTACACTGGATGATGTTAAGAAAGCATCGCCAATCCTGAAACTTGTAAATATGGCACCGGCAAACGTGAAGAAATGGATTGTGGCATCTCATTCAGGTGCAGCGGTTTGGGGTCCTCTTACGGACGCTATCAAAGGCGAACTTTCAGCAGAGGTAACAGCTCTGAATATTGACCTTCACAAGCTCACAGCTTACCTTGTTATTCCAAAATCAATCAGAGAGCTGTCTATGGAATTCGTTGACAGATATTTCATGGCTATTCTGTCTGAGGCCATGCAGGACGGACTTGTAAAAGGATACCTCGATGGAGATGGAAAGACAGGTCCAATCGGAATCTTTCGTCAGATTGGAACCGTAGAGTCAGCCGGAACAAATAAAGCAAAAACTGTTCTCACTACGGTTACAAAATTCTCTCCGAAGGGACTTGCTCCGGTGAGAAAAACTCTTACTAATGATGGAAAACGTGTGGTTGATAAGCTCTATCTTATCTGCAATCCGTCAGACGAAGCAGAATATGTGGATCCGTGTATGTACGGAGAGGCTCTGACAGGCGGATATGTCAACAAGTCATTCATTGACATCGAAAAAATTGTTGATGCTAACTGTCCAAAAGGAAAGGCTGCATTTACAATCGCCGGATACTACACAATGGGAACAGCAGGAGTTCGCGTTGATGAGTATGATCAGACAAAAGCGATTGAGGATGCAGATCTTATCGTGGCAAAATGCCACGCAAACGGTCGTGCAGTTGATGACAACGTTGCAGTTGTCTTTGATGTTACAAAGCTTGAAGAGTACGTTCTTCCAGTAAATCAGGTAACAGTGCCGAAACAGGCCTAAGCTAGAGCAGGAGGCGGGACATGAACGAGAAAGAACTTGCCAGTCTTGTAGAAGAAATGCGGGAAGAGTTCCAGATCCCGCCATACTACGAGGACAAGCAACTTGCAAATTTGGCAAAAGAAGGTGAACACGCAGTTGGGAGATTGAATCCCGGCTGCAGTATCACAGAAGACTTGACCTATCGAATGCTATTGAAAAATTATATGTATTATGCTTACCATCACAGAGTCAGCGAGTTCATGGAAAATTATTCCAGCATGATCTTGACCTGGCAGATGGAGACGGAGGTGGATGCAGATGGCAATGCCTGAGTATACAGACGGAGTCTTAGAACTGTATGAGATAACAAATGATGAGTCAGAAGACTATCCGGAGGAGAGACTTAAGTACACCGGATTACGTATTTGGTATCGTGAGCTTGCAGTGTACGACACGACAAGAGCCAAACTGTCAGCAGACAGCGTTGAGGTAACGTATAAGCTTGCAATACCGCAGTATAAGAAAATCAACAGCAAATGCATCTGTCTTATCGATGGGGAACAGCATGAAATCTATAATATTGCTCATACAACTACGAAAGATGGATTTAAAGAGTCGGAGCTGACATTGAAGACACCGGCATATGAAAGAGAGGTAATCGATGACACAGAAAGAACTGAGTGAGATCTTGCACGATATTGGCTGTCCTGTGAATGAGGGAGTCAGTAGTCTCAAAAATGAAAAGGTATTCCCAAGAATTGATTACTGGGAGATTCTGTGGGAAGACACAATGGCATCCGGAGATGATTATGAGAACGAGATTACATGGCAGATTAGTTTTTACGCTAGAAAGCCACGCAATCCGAAACTGATCGCACTGAAAAAACGTCTGAATGAGCTTGGCTACCATCCGACCATTGCCCACGAATACGTGACAGAAGATCGTGTTTGGCATTCTTACTTTTCAATTACAACGGACGGGGTGATTGGATGAGTAGCGAGATTACATTTTACGATGGAGGGCTTGAAGACTTCGAGGAGCTGTTGAAACAGTATTCCGAGAACGTAAGCCCGGACAAAGCACTTGACGCAGTGGAAGAGGGGGCAAAGGAGTTCGTGAATGATCTTCTGAGACTCCCAAAACCACGAAGTCAGATCACAAAAGCGGGGTACACGCATATCGTGAGTACATTCGCACTGGAAAGAACTGACAGCGGAATTAAGGTTGGATGGGGCAAGTATTACGGTCCAATGCTTGAGCATGGCACCAGGAAGATGGCAGCAAGGGCACACTTGAAGCCACTCTTTGAAAGAAACAAGGAAAAATACTACAAGAAGATGACAGAGAGCATCTTCGGTTAGGAGGTTGACTAATGCCTATTAATACAAAAAAACCGGCCATGAAACAGACAGTCGGAGCACAGTACATGTGTTTTGCTGATGCAACAGAGGGCAAAGAGTATGATGGCACTTACGAGGCTGATGTTGAGAAGACAGAAGTTGTTAAGAGTGTAAAGGTAACTGAGAACTCTGAGACAAGTGATGTGTATGCATCCGGAAAAATCTATGATTCAGATTCACCAATGTCCAGTATCGACATTGAGGTATCTGTGATCGCATTCCCGGATGATACAATCTCCAAAATGCGCGGAGAGACAAAAGGAACAGGCGGACTTATCCTCGCTGGTGGAAAGAGCGAAAGACCATTCTTTGCTTATGGAAAGGTTGTAAAACTGAAAAACGGAAAATCTCGTTATGAGTGGTTTCCAAAATGCAAGCTTGTTGAAAACTCCGATGATATTGCAACATCTGAGGAAAAAGCAAGTGAGCAGACTGACACGATTAAGATCAGGGCATATCCGTTTGATGCAGCAGGAAACATCGTGAGCAAGGTCACAGAGTCCACGGCACCGGCAGGACTTACAGAAGAGAAGTTCTTCGCTAAGCCGATTCTGACGGATGCAGACCTTACAACAGCAGTAGGAGCGTGATCGCATGAAATCCAAGCTGATTAAATTAACAGACGGATCGAAATTAGAAGTAAAAGTTAATTTTTACACTTTATATCTAGTGAAAATGAATGGGATTGACAAAAAACTGGACGGAAGAACAGAGGAAGATCTGACCGAAGAGGAGAATGTCGAACTTGCAGGCAAACTAATCTATGTGATTCTTCGGTCAAACGGTCTCAAAGTAGACGAGGAAGAGGCAATGATGCTGACTCCGATGGATGCCGACAGCATCCGTGAGATTTTCGAGGAGTTTGAAAAAAGACTCAACGAATATAAAAAAAAAGAACAGGCGAAGAAGTCTGTTGCTCCGAGGGCGAAGAAGTCAGCGAGGCAATAG